TTAAAAGTTTCTTTCTGAAGCGAGCTGATTATAGAAAATTGGGATTTGTTGAAGCTTTAGAAAAACTTATGATGAGAACTCCAGCTGGATTAGCCTTATTAGCTATAGGTGGAGGTGGATTATTAGCCAATAAATTAATGGGTAATGAAGTCACTGAAGGTGAAGTAGATCCAACAGCATTTGGTACAGGTGCAGCACTAACTGCAACTGGATTATATGCTGGTAAAAAAGGTATTGATAAATTAAGAGGTAAGTCTACTGGTGGAAAAGCAACAGACATTGATCCATCAAGCAAAGGATTACGAGGCAAAGGCGGTGCTGAAGGAAGAATTGATAAAAGCTTAATGAAGTCTCTAAGTAAATATCCAAGACTAGCTAAATTTTTAAAATTTGCTGGAAGGTTCGGCGGTTTAGGTGCATTAATAGGCATAGCTGAATTAACGAATATGGCGAGAACAGGAAACCTTACGGTAGAAGCTGTAAGTGGTTTATTTGGTGGTGTTCTTGGTGGTGTCGGTGGTACTAAATTAGGTGCACTTATGGGAAGCTTTTTCCCAGGTCCAGGAACAATCATAGGTGGGTTGCTCGGTGGAGGATTCGGTTATTTAGCCGGTGACAGCATGGCAAAAGCACTAGGGCAATGGATGCTAGGTAAAAAGGTTGATGCTTTTGGATTTGGTTTTGGATGGGCAAATGATTTATTTAATGGTGCAGATTCAGCAGCCGCATCCAGATCAACTGCAACAAGTGATTCACCAACTAGCACAGTTAGTAAAAGTCAATCAATGAGTGGAGTACGAAATCAGTTTGAAGCTAATAGAAATGTTGGAGGAGTTACAGCTAATGCTATTGACCCTACAGGAAATACAGATGCTGGAAGTGTAAGCGTTGTAAACTCTAATAATAACATTACTAATAATAACAATAGCACAGGGTTTGCTATTAACTCACCCGGTGCTATTGATCCTAGAAATGCATTTGGCAAAATTGCAGTTAATGCTTCTGGTTTATTCTAAGCATCTTCCTTTGCTAACTTAGCAAAATAAGACATAGTGTCTTCATCCTCAGTGCTGATTTCTTCAACGGTAACAGGTTCCATTGCAGCTACTGGATCATTCATCTTGATTTCTTCTTTTACTGAATATGAACCTGCATTCATCTCTTCACCAAGAACTCTCATCAATTTAGCTTTAAGTTCATCATATGTCTTGTAGTTCTTTGGATTAGTAAACTCAGTAATATCGTGCATTTGGTTATACACTTCTTCAAGTTTAGCTTCATCACTTTCAAGGAAAGGAGATGGAGAAGCAAACTCTGACTTATCATAGTTTCTATAACCTTCAACATTTCTTATCTTAAGTTTGAAGTTTGCACCTTCCCAAAAATCAAATGCATCCATTGGAGTTTCATCTGCAAACTCTGGATTCATTTTATCCATAATCTTATCGAAGATTTTCTTTCCAAATTTATATAGGAATACCTTACCTTCGTTTTGAGGTGCTGATGGATCTTGAACTACATATATGTTTGTAGCATAATGTAATCTTCTTTTCTGAGATCTTGCTTTTTCTTTGTCGGCATCAATACCAGAATTCCAAAGCCTTGAATTTAATTCACCAACTGGATCAGTTTGACCTATTGATGTAAGTGAATTTTCAATATACCATAAACCAGTTGGACCTTTAAAGCCGTGATCCCAATATCTTACAAATGGTATTGCACCATCTGCACCCGGAAGAAATCTGATAACGGCATAACCATTACCCGCTTTATCAACTGTAGGTTTCCACACTCTTTCATCTACGTAAGACTTTTGTTCGCCTCCGCCAACGGATTGTGCTGCTTCTATAATTTTATTGATGTTTGAACCGCGATTGCGTTTTAATGTTTCAAATGACATAGTATTGTCTCCTTATTTGCTGAAATATTAACTGTATTATTACATTGTGTAGTATTATATATACGACTACTCAAATAGTGATGAGTCAATGGAATTCTTTTTAGGTAAAAAGTTTAAGTCCATTGCCTCTGCTTCAAGCTTATCTTTAATGACAGGTGATATGAACTTTCGGATATCTTCTATTTCAATATCATTAGTTTCACAGACTTTAATGATAGCATCCATATATGGTATCTTAAGTTCACCAACTGTACCTTCGATAAGCTTTGTAAATTTAGACTTTGTTAAAAATTGTTCTTCTATTTTCATTTGTCTAAAACCCTTAGTAAGATTGTATCTTTATTGATTCTGCCATTAGGTACTTTTGTTTTAGTTTTAAGAGTTTCCCAAGCATCATTTATTTGCTTTGGTGTTTTCTGTAAAACAATCGGTAAGAAATCAAGTGGTTTACGTAGGCATATAGTTCTACTTAAACCTGTTGAAATATTCTTAATGGTTGAACCAGATATTTCAAATCCATTAGGACTTTCGGTAATATATTCAATAATCATTTTACTTTTAGTATTGAATGCATATAACCTTGTCTTTGTAGGTATTTGAATTGGATTGATTGATACGATTTTAAAATCGATATCTTCTTTTTTATATTGTACTTTAGCAACTTGTTTATCAACTGACTTAGGTCTTTTGATTTTAACATTTCTTGATGCTTTAGTTGCAGACCTAATTCTTTCTAAGTCTTCCAACATTGCAGTACATATTTTAATTCGTTGATTGAGAGTTGACCTTTTTAGGTGGGAGTAACCTTCAACTGCTTGATCACATCGTTTGTGGTAAGCATCCTCATAGTCAAGGAGCCAACCCTCAATCATAGGCTTAACGTGGCTTATAGCCGTATTCGTTAGGCCATGGTACTTGAATCTATCATATATATTGATTGTGGCTTCGTCACCATCGATCCACTTGTCTTCTAGTTCAAGTAATTCTTGCATAATTGTATTATTAATTTTATTAACTAATTTTTCTTGTGGTGATATAGTAATTATATTACTTTTAGCTTTTCTTTCAGCTTGCTTTTCTTTGTAAATGATTTTACCTTTTTCAATTAATGGTATCATCTTGTCAAACAAATGAGATAAGAAATCTGGAGCTTTATCAGACTCGACTGTTTTATTTAAATCATTGTTATACCAAAAAGCTGTAGCAGCATGATGTGTCATAGTAAAATGATATTCTGGATTAGCTAAAATATATTTAGATGGTTGAGGAAAGTTTTTCTTAACCCATATCTTAACTTGACTTATACAATCTTTCTTATCAACTTGTAAATGGAAATAATCTTTTACTGCATTAAATCCTTTATCAATTGGAACACCAGCTAAACCAGTTCTAGCTCTTGCCCTTAATACTTTCTTTTTAGTCTTTTTACCTTTTAGTGCTTGTAGTCCCATATTAAACTCCCATTTATATGTTGTTTTCGTTGATGTAATTAAGTGTTGCGCTTCGTACTATAGTAGGATATTCTCCTAGGTATGTACCAGCATCTAAATCTTTTTTAGTAACTAAATGCTTATGCATATGCTCGATGTTATCGTAATTTGCAAGAATGTCTTTTGCTAACTGATCGAATTCACTATCTGGAATTAAGTTAGTATCAAGCTGATAATAGGCAAATGCACACATTAAGTATTTAGCAATAGGATTCTTCATTATTGAGAATCCACAACAGAATCAGTGTAAAACTTATCCTGATGAGCTATATTAATCTTGGTTGATAGAGTAACAGCCAGTCCGCTGTTTCTATCTAGAAGTCTTTGAGCAAGTTCATCTTGCTCCTCTATTGATAACATTTCTAGATCATCTATCATTCTATTTAAATTAGCCATAAATTAAACTCCCTTTTTAATTTTATAGTATTATTATACACCAGTTTTACAGAAATGTAAAGGAAAAAGTGCATAAAATGCAAATTAATTTCTCCTCATTGTTGAATACTCTTTAGGATCTGCATCTTTAGTTACAGGTACCATGTTAGATTTATGCATGGTGGCGATACCTGTAATGAACGTACCTGTGTACGCATTTGTTTTAGACTTACCAACAATTTTACCTACATAGTTGCCTGTTGGTAGAGAACGTGAGTGTTCCTTGTAATTAGGAGCACTAATACCTGAATCTTTCTTTTTGTTTTTAAGTTGACTAGGATGTACACCACGTGACATTAGCCACTTATCGTGTTCAGCTTGAGCTTTTTGCCAGCCTGCTTTACG